ATCTTTAATATTTATAATTTGTTTATTTAATTCGGAAATATTAAATATTTGTAAATATTTATTTAAAAATTGCGTATCATCAAAATAAGATAATCTTGACATTACACAAGATATTAAACTAATTAATGGTATATCCATATGATATAATTATAAAATAATATAAATATATTATTTTATAATTTTATAATTATATATAAATGTCTGAAAACAGTAGCATTATTGTAATTTGTCCACATTGTAATGACTCAATTTTAATAGAGCAATTAAACTGTAAGATTTTTCGCCACGGTATATTAAAATCAAATAATACTCAAATTAACCCACACTCAAGTAAAGAAGAATGTGATTTTTTTATAAATAATGAGTTGATATATGGTTGTGGGAAACCATTTAAAATAATAGCAATTACTAATGAACTAAAAGTAGAGATTTGTGAGTATATTTAATCTTACATTATTAATTATTAATTATTAATTATTATAGAGCTAAATCAATTATAACAGGATAATGGTCTGAATCATATTTTCCACAATATTCATTATATTCGTGATACATAAATGCATTTACAATATTATTTTGTATTCCATCTGTTACTAAAATATGGTCTATCATTGAATAATCTTTACTAGAAGCAGTGTTACAATTACTGTCAGAATCATACCAATCACTAAATCTTTCATTTTGTATAATTGTTTCTGCTATGCTATGAAGCGTATATTTTCCTGAATAGTCTCCATAATTACCTTTTAAAATATCAAGAACTTGTGATGTAGGAATATTATTATTTACATCTAATACTTTTCCATCAAAATCATTAAAATCACCCATCATAATGATTTCATAATCACGATTTATATAACCAAATATAACAGTTTGTAAAACCATAGCTTGAGCTTCTCTCTGGACGCATCTTGAAGGGTCTGTAGGATAAGCAATTAAATGTGCGGTTATTAAGGCAACATTCATTCTATTAAATACAAATTCGGTAATATAATGTTTGCTAACACCTGAAGAGCTTGGAGAGCCAGTATATCCACACTTTGAGCCATAAATTGGATAATCATATCTTAATTCAGTTCTATAAAGACTTACTATAGGATCAACTCTTGTTAACATTCCAACATTTTGACCTGTAGAGCTATCAGTGCCTTGTTTTAAGTAAGATTTATAACTACCATCTAACTTCGTTGCTAATATATTAAGTTCATCACATCCTTCAACCTCACAAAAGTTAATAATATCTGGTTGTATTGTGTTAACAACTTTTGAAACATATGACATATGAGTTTCAGCATCAGATGAATTTTTCCAAGGGCAACCACTGCCAGGACAGTTTGAAGAACTACAATAATCAATAAATAACCATTCAACATTATATTGTGCGATTCGTAATTTATGTTTATCTTTACGTCTATCTTCAATTGTTGTTACTACTGGGCATTCAGTGTCGGCAAAAATATTACCTACAAATAATGAAAGTAATAAAAAGACGCTTAACATACTTTTCTATATATTTTATATATAAATAAAAAATAATATATAAATAAAAAATTGTTTATAGATAAATATATATTAATATTATTAATAATAAAAATAATGAAGAATTTTAGTACTATAATGTTACCAAAAATAAAACTAATGACAGATGAAAAACCCATAAAATTATTTCCTGAAATTGAATATAAATTACAATTTGATGGATGCAGTAAATCAAATCCAGGTATAGCTGGTGCTGGTGCGGTTATTTATAAATTTAACAAAGAAATTTCTTCTAAAATTAAATTTGTTGGGAACAACGAAACAAATAATGTTGCTGAATACACAGGATTAATCATAGGACTTTTAGAGGCAATTAATTTGAATATTAAAGTACTTATAGTTGAAGGAGATAGTATGCTTGTGATTAAACAAATGAAAGGTGAATATAAGGTTAAGTCAGCAAACCTAATTAATTTATATAATGAAGCAAAGATTTTAGAAAAAGAGTTTGATTTTATAGACTTCAAACATATTTATAGAGAGAATAATAAAAGAGCAGATGCGTTATCTAATTTAGCAATAAGTAAAGATTATTTAGATAAAAATATGTATTATGACAAAGATGATGAAGATGAACCTGATGAATATTTATTTAAAGAAGAAAAATAATAAAAAATATTATATACTAATAATATAATAATGACTAAATGGTTAGATTTTATTGTTGGCGCTAGTATAATATTAGGCGTAGGTGGTGGTGGTTATTATTTTTGGGATGATATTATGGGTGAAAAAGCACCAGGTGCGGGAAATTATAATAGCGAACTTCACGGAGGTAAAAAAACTAGGCATAGAAAGGTTAAAAAAGGTAAAAGTATCAGAAGAAAATAATAAAAATTAGTATTCTAAAAGAGAAATATTAAGTATTTTATTAGGTTTGTATTTTAATAAATCAAGTTCTTTTTTTGTTGTTGGAAATTCTTGTATTCCATAAATGTCTTGAAGTATTAACCACTCAAATAAACCTCCAGAATAAATATATACATTATAAAATCCTAATGAAGTAAGTTGGCTACATTTATTATGTATTTTTTCATCATTACAATTTCTACCATAAATAATAATTCTTATATTTTTTAATCCATTTTTTAAATACTTATTAATAATTATCTCTTCTTGACTTGCGCTTACTGTGTTTGGTAATAAACAAGTTTGTTCTGTATCAGGTAAAGTATTTATTAATAAATGCGATTCTGGATTTTTTAAAACATATTGTACGTCTTCAAAATTAATTTTTTGGATTGATTGAGAATTACCCATTATTTTATGTGTTAAAATATTTTTAAATATTAAACTTTTTAATATTTAAAATAATAAGTTTTAATTTATGGAAGTAAAATTAATTTGACTTCAGTATTTTGTTTTGAAAATAATACTTTATTAATTTCTCGTAAAATTAATGATAAATCAAATTTACTATCATTAGGATTAAATCTTATAATTGTATTACCTAATGATAAAATAAATTCTTCTCTAATTTTTTCTTCAACTTGATTTCTATCATCATGATTATTTTCATCACACTCAATAACTAAATTATATTCAGGAAAAAATAAATCAACTTTATATTTATCAAACTTAAATTGACGTTTTGTATTAAAAATTTCACTAAAAGAATTTTCAATAAATCCGATTGTTTGATTTTCTATACACATTCCAATATTTATACATTTAATATTATTACTAATATCTACAAGATATTTATTTCTTAAATTATATGAATTTATTAATAAATTATAAGTATATTCTGTAAGCATAAAATTAATTTTATTTTGCCCACCACGAGAAGCAACATTCTTATTTTCTTCTTTATCAATAATATAATGATAATTTTCTTTATAATTTTTTTTTAAATGACTTACTAAATTAACTTTAGAATTAGTTAATAAAGGTATTAAATCATCTAATGATTTGGTATATTCACCTTCTAATTGAGTATTTTGTTTAAATAAAGAATATTCATCATCAATTGTTTTAAGTACCATTTGTTCTAGTTTTACATAATAATCTTGAATTTTATATGACATTGGGGTATCGCCTTTTAAGCAAAATAATTTATATGTTTTTAAAGTCATTACAATTTTTTCTTTATTATGACCACCTCTACATTTTTTACAACTTAAACAATCTTCATTTTGAGATTTAATTATTTTATAATCAACATTTAATATAAAATGTTTTTCTAACACATTTTTTGCTCGTGCTTTTTGGCTATATTCTAAAAAATGCCATACATCATCAAGCGAAATTATAAAATCATTTTCAGAATATTTTTGATATAAGTCTTCATTTACAAGTAAAAATAATTCGGTTTTTTCATCTAAAAATTTATAAATATTTTTATGTAATAATCCGCAATCATAAAACGCAAAATCACGGAGTTTATTAATTTCAAATATTTCAACAATTTCAACCGTTTCGATATTTGTAATAGTTTCCATTTTTAATTATAATATTATATATAATTAGTCTTTATATTGTTTTTGTTATTAATAGCAAACAAATATTTAATGAAACTGAACCACAATCTCAACCTTTTCTTTCTTGATGCTTTTTGTAGCGGAAATAGATAATTCTTCACGTTTTTTGCGTGTCTTAGAGTTATCTATAATTTGTTCCTTTCTTTTTGAAGTACTGTTACGATTATTCATATCCTTTTCAATGATTTCATAATTTTCTTCGATATAATCAATGACTTTATTCTCAAGAGCCCATTTAAAAAAATTCAATTGTCCGATTGTGGTCTCAATACATGTGTCTTTTTTATATGGAATACTTATTCTGTCCCACCGACAAAAAGGGTCAAATCGTTTTTTGCTGTAAGCTTTTAGCTTTAATTTGTAATCAACATAGACCTTAAATCGTCTGCCATTTTCTGAGTCTCCATCAATGGAAAAAAGTGTATAATATTTTTTGGCATAATTTGTAGAAAACCAATCAACAATTCTAAGAGAAATTTGGGATTCTCCAGTAATAATTTTCAACATTCGATTTAAG